CTTTATTATTAATTGTTTTAGTTCTTCCTTTAATAGAAGTTTTTAATCTTATGATTGCGGCTTTTGTAAAATCACTCATTCATATCTCCCTGATCAAATTGAAATATATAATTGGCAACATCATAAACTAATGATCCTGCTGCTATAAGTATAAGGATCTGCATTAACGTAACTATATATGTAAGCATATTATCTCCTGTTGTTAAAATATATTAATACTAAAACTATAATTAAGATTATCTCATGCCAAAATAAACCATCAAATGTTTCAATCATTAATTCCTACCCATTCATTATCGCACTTAACGCATCTGAATAATGCAGGTTCTAGATCTTCTATGATATCCTTAGTTGTAAGATTAGGAGTATACCACTCTTGAGTTAATTCACTTTGTAAATATACCAAGTTCTTTTTAACTGCTATGTAGTTAATCCTGGCGCTGTTACAGTCTGCGCATCTAATTACTTTCATTGTGTTACCTCCTCTAGTTTAAGTTGATCATCATCAGCTTTAAACAACATCTCAACATATTGAGTGTAATAAAAGTCTGATAATGTTGGATCTTTTTCGTCTAATGATTTTTGTAAGAATGATTGTGCAAGTACATATTTGTCTTTAATAAGTTTATTCATAGTGATGTTACCTCCATTTCATATTGATCTTCGTTAATTTTTAAATCTAAAAGATTTCTTCTATCTAGTTCTTGTTTAATTGCTTTTAGATTAAGTAGAGCTGTCAAAGTTCTAATAGGCATGCTGCTATAATAATCATATTTGTTTAATAAGATTTCATCTGTAGCAGTTCTAATTATTTGTAATTGAGTTTTACTAATGATCATACCACCTCCGAATAATGAAAATCTTTTGAAGGAAAAACTGGTTCTGCTTTTGGGAACACAGCTAAAAGATTTTCTAATGCTTCTTCTTTGGTTGCTCCGGTTCTGTTTACTTGCACCTTTACAGAATAACCTGCTTCTATAGCTCCAGTGCATTTAAACTTGTATGTATTGTTCATGCTGCCTCCTTATTTAAATTAATAGTTCTTCCTAAGTCTTTTATTGGAATATATTTTTTATCATTTACAAATACAGCGAAATTGTTTTTTGTTCCATATTCACAAAGATCAATAGCTTCTCTAACAGTATTAACTTTAAAAGGTTTAACTGTTTTTAGAGGTTTAAAAGATGTTCCAAATACATCTTTAATTTTATATTCTATTGTTATCATTGGTTTAACTTCGTATGTTTCTAACCAAGATTTTTTATTTATTTTTTGCATTATGCTTTCTCCTTTGGTTGGTTAAGTCTTGATGGTGTTAATTCGTACATTACAAAACCATCATCACTTGGTATTTTTTTAAAACCAATTTTTTCAAGTGTTGAAAACTTATTTTTTTGAGCTGCTTTACTATCTCCATAAGAAATAGAACCAAGTTCTATTCTTGGAATATCTATTATATTTTCCTTTATAGGTAATGATAAAAGAGTTTTTGTTTTTTTGTTTTTCATGCTGCCTCCTGTTGTTGGTTTAAATTTTGGCATTGTTCTAAAGAATATTTATTCATAGGAAATGATCTATCTCTTTCAATTCCTAATCCAAAAGTTCCTTTAAATTCTTTTAGTTCGTTAAGTGAAACGTAACCAAATTCTTTTTCATGTAATTCAGCTAATCCAAAAGCAACATTTGTTTCAGGATTTAATTCTGATAAGTACCAAGTACCAATACCAGTTGGATTAAAAAGTTTAACTACAACTTTAAAATCTTTTGAACCATCCTGTTCATTATTATTTTTTACTAGCTGTTCATATTGTTGTTTAGTTAGTAGTTTCATATTATTTCCTTTCATTGGTTGATTAAATTTAGTCAAAGAAGTTTCCTTTTACCCAAGTGAAGCTATCGTTTTTATCTATGATATCACTATTGTTATCACCGAACCAAGCTCCTTGAGGTAAATCAAAATAATTGTTAGCTTGTTCCATTGCGCATAATCCTCCTTCAATATCTTGAGCTTTGAAAATGTTTCCATCAAAGATGAAGGTGTATGTTTTTGTCATCTGGTTTCCTTTCTGTGATTTGTTTGGCATAACCTATATATGACATCGTCTAGCCAATATGTCTAGATATCTACACAAAGAAATAATGTAGATAAATCAATAACTTATTCTGAATCTTTTATTTTAATTAAAGTTCTAACAACTTTTGTGTTGTCAACTTTATAAACTGCTTTGCTTCCAGGAGATGAACTTTTAGCATCTTCCAAAGTTTCAAATTCTTCTTCAATGCGAAACATACACTCGCCATAAATAATTTTTTTATACTTATCCATTGTCTTGCATCAGCGCGTGAAGTTTTTGTTTTAACTTCCTGTATCTTTCAATAGCAATTTCTAAATAATTTATTAAGTCTATTGCTTCTTCTTGAGCTTCCAATAACCACTGATCTACATCCTTTGGATTGTCGTGCATTGTAACTCCAAATTTACTCATACCACTGATTGATCTATGAACTATTTTATTAATTACTTTTTGAGTAATCGGATCTCTAGTAATATCTGATAAACTTATTTTATCAGTGTCATGCTCTTGCATTTGCCTATCTTCGTTGTAATCCATCCTCTATCCTTTAGTTGATTAACATAATTATATACAGAATTTTTAGATTTAAGGTTAACCCCTCGCATGATTCTTTCATACGAGGGAGCTTCCTTATTTTTCTGAATATAGCTCTTTACAAAATCAAAAATCTTTTTTTGTTTTTTTGTTAAGCTATATTTCATACTTATCTCCTGTAGGGTTGCTTTTGAAAAGTGCCTGCAGGTTTAGCTGCGGCAGCTCCATCTTTAGCTGGTTTAACAGAATAGATAGACAAGAACTCTGTGCCTTCAGGCATAGACTTTCCTGCTCCAACTACTTTTTTATAACCACCTATATATAACTTTGATGATGCACTTGCATCAGCAACTAGCTTATAACCAGCTAGTATTGCTGTACCTGTGAAATCAAAGTCTGTTTCTTTTTCTTTAGTTGAAGGATCTGTAAAGAATATCCCTCCACTGTTTTTAGCATCAGCCATTAAAACCTCCTATTTTGGTTTGGTTGATTATGTTGTTTCTTGCAGAGCTTTGTGTAAACTTTGAAACCGGTTCTGTTTTCAGATTGTGAAGTTCACTTTCTTCATCATCACCTATTTCAAGCATAAAAGTTTTCAGCAAAGCATATTTAGTTGCATAACTAATTGCCTTACCTATTCCTTTATCTGATGGATCAACTCCATATCCAACAAATCCCTGCGCTGTGTAACTATCTTTTGGATCATCTACGTTCATAAATTTCATGTCTATAGACACCATTGTAAAGTTACCTTCTCTTGAATGATTAGACACAGAAGGAATTGCAATAATTCCCTGCTTAATCATCTCAGTCTTGATGGTGTTATTTACTTCATTGTGAGTTACAATTTTGTAAGGAACTCCACCACGAGCTGTCTCTTTTGTTACAGACTTAGCATTCTTCATTACATTATACATACGTATAGCTAATGAAGGCAGATCTACGTCTTTAAACATTTCTTTATTTGTCATTTTATTACCTTTATTGTTATTGCCTGGAGAATGGCTTGCACACTCTCCAGGTTATTTAAAATCAGACATAAAAGGGAGAACAAAATAAAACCAACTATAGTGTTAACTTTTATTTTATTAACGAATTGTCTGCTTTTAAATTTATTAATTTCACAAGTTGGATTAACAACAATCATTTCAATAGTTCTTTTCATTTAGTAAAACCCCATAATTGCATTGCTTTGTTTTTGTATTGAGATCCAATGTTCCAGGCATAAGGATGATCAAAGTCTGGGTCCAGATCAGTAAAATAACTATGCTCACCATTGTGTCTCGCCATTAATCTTTCTCTTCTGTAAGCAACGATCTGCGCCTGGTTAATATAAAAGTTTAATCTTTCTGGTTGCAGCTCTTCACAATTTTCTGGAGTAAATATTTTATAATCTTCTTTTGTTATATATAATAAATGAGGTTTCTTTTTTGTAGCTAGCCAGTAGATGGCAACTTGTAATAAATGCGCAGGATCTAATTTGTCATTTATTTTAACATTATAAAAAGAAGTTGTTCCATCTTTTTTAGCTTTAGGAGCTTTCCTTCCCCACTTCGTCTTAAGCTCCAGGAAGGAATTATCGTCTTCAAAATCTATTCTTCCAATGACTGGCAGCACACAATTTTTTAATTTAACAGCAATAGTTCTTTCGCAATGAACTTGTTTTTTTAAACCTATTTCATTAAATGCTTTAAAAAAAGTTTTAATTGTATCAACTAAATTTTCTTTGTTGTTTTGAAATTGTTGACGATCCAAATCATTAACTGGTTTATATTCCATGTAATAAGATATGGCTTGCTCATATATTTTATCAAATACAGCATCATCAATTTTTATATATGGTTTATGAATAACACTCTTATCTCCTACCCACTCTACATCTGCATGTAATAATATTCCTGCTTTACCTACAGCATTGCCGGCTTGCATCTTAGAATTAATATCAAACTCTCTGCGATCCTTCTCATCACAATATAAATATTTAAAACTCCATACTCCGTCTTTTTGATTTAACTGCGATGGTGAGAAATGATCTATATTATATTTTTGGGACCAGATCGGAAGCAGCTCTCTTTTTTTCTTAGCTGCAAAATATTCTGCTAAAACTTTATCTGGTAAATAGTTTGATAATGTTTCCATATCGTTCAATACAGCTTATGAATTAATGTAGAACAAATAACAATAAAATAGTTATTGACATTGTTCATAAGTTAACCAGTTGTATTAATAGTTTATTTGGCTATATGTATTTAGCTATGAAGTTATTAGATTTTAAAAATAAGAATAAACTTACATACAGTGGATTGGCAAAGCTGTTAGAAATTAAAGGAATAAACCCAACAGCTACAGTTCGTAAATGGTGTTTAGGTGAAAGAATCCCACGCAGCTCTAACATTATTAATATTCAAAACAGAACAAGCAATAAAGTTAAAGCGCAGGATTTTTATGGTTATTAGAAAAGAGAAATCTAAAAAATATAAAAATTCAGCTGTAGATTTTACTCGCTATATTGTAACCTGGAGAGACATTGTTTCAGACAGCTCCTGGCAGACTATTGATGATGCTACAAATCAGAAAACAGCTATTGTTAAAAGTCTTTGTCATATTTTAAAGAAAACAAAAACAGACACAATAACATTTGCTGACTACAGTATTGATAATGATGATGAGAATAATGTTGAGATTGCTAATACAAATATTATTCCAAACTCAGTTATCATTAGTGTTGAAAAGACTAAATGAAAATAATCTTAACAATTATTATGATGAATGGTGTGCTAGTTAATTATGAATACAAGGTTGACAAATACAATCCTTATTTTTGTGATGCTGCATTTAAAAAATTAACTTACTCCGGAAAAGTAAGAGGCAAGAAATTTACACAAATGGGTACGTTTTATAAAAGCAAGGAAGTTTTTGCCTATACTTGTAGCATAGCATGAACCAAAACATATCTGAAGATAGTGTTGCTGCGTTAAGATTTTGTTTGGAACAAATTATTAATGATCAGAAGGGTTGTATTGAAAGGCAGGAATTTATAATTTTAGATTTAAAAAAAAAGGTAGATATTTTAACAGAAGAACTACAAGTAAATCAATTACAAATTTCTAAATTATTAAAAAAATAATGTATTTAAATGCTAATATACCATTAATTGAGTGTTATGTACGAGGAAACTATTTAAGAGATCAACAAGATTCTCACGATAAATATTTTTGGTGCGTAGTGTTTGGAGTTACAAGTATTCCCAAGCAAGTTCCTTTATTTAATTTTGTAATGGAAGATGGTGGTATTTGGTGGCGATCACCGATCTCAGCATTTTGCCAGGATGAAGGGGTGCCAGAGCAGCCGCTTGCAGAATTATGCTTATGGGATTCTTTTTCTTACAATATTTCAGTAACAACATTTCATCAATTAGCAGGTTCTAAAATACAATTCTTACAAAGAGATAAAACTCCTCAGTTAGGCAAATATATGTTTACACTAGACTGGTCTGAAGGTGATTTTAATGAATTAGATTTTGGTTATGCAAGCAAGCCAGATCAGCACAAGTGTGGACATGTTATACAAATGGATAATGGTAATTTTGCTATACAGCCAAATAACAGAATGAGAGTATTTGATTCTAATATGGGTGTAAACTGGAGTGAACCACCTTTGATTAATAGATTAGTTAATACCAGAGTTTGGAGTGTAGAGGATGAACCCAAGTGGACAACAACAGAAACAGAAGTTGGACAATATAATTACGAATATAAAAACACAGAAAAATAAATAATGGCACGAGATAACTACTACAATGAAGGCGATAAGTATTCACAATGGCATCGTTATGCTTCTGATAATTTGGGAATGATAGATTTAGATCAGGTTGAAATATGCAGGAAGTGTTACGAACCTTTATTTCTTGCCGAGACTTGTTACGATAAAAACCAAGCATACAAAACATCTACCACAACGCGCAGGTTAGCTGAGAGAGCTAAGTTGGATGCTTATCTAATATTTTATCAATACGATGAAATTAATGGTGCTGTGATCGGTTTTAGGGTACAAAAAATAGCACCATTCAAATCGCAGATGTTCCAGTTAACGACTGATGATTGGATCAAGACAATGACTGAGTATCATGTTAACCACAAGAAGTTTTGTATTAAGGAAACAGGTTAAATCATAAATGAGCTTGTATCATAAGTTAGATCCTGTGATTATGAGACATGATAAGTTATCCTCACAATCTAAGCTAGTTTATTATGCGCTAGTTACCTTTTGGAATGAGAAGACGAAAAAATGCTTCCCCAAGATGAAAACTATCAGTTCGCTAACAGGTTTATCATACTCAACTGTAAGACGTTCCATTGCGGAGCTTGCTAGACTAAAGGTTATAATTGTGCATCGTCTAAGATCCACGCAATCTTATACATTACCGCTTCAAAACAAGATGTGCCTCACAGAACACTCAGATGTGCCTCACAGGCATAATAATAAACTAGATATATATAACTATAATAGTAGATATAAAAATTTTAGTAAAAACCCAATTCCGTTTAATCCCAGATCCCCCATCCCTATGGATGATAAATACTTAGTTAAATTTAAACCTATTGGTATTGAGGGGGAATTTGTATGCGTTGAGGAAAGAGTTAGCGGCAAGAGGTTTAAAATACACAGGTTCAAAAAACAAGAACCAATACCGGATTAGTGTTTATAACTTATGTGTTGCAATAGGTTGTATGTTCGCTTAGATAATCCACAAGATATGGTTGGGAAACCTTTACATAAGATTCAGTGCGATAGCATGACGAGGGGTAGTAAGTACACTGTAAGATGTAAGGCAAAAGGTTACCTTATGAAGTCTGGTTTTTATAGATGTAAAAATCATGGTGGGATGAGTGATTGGAATGCTAAGACGATTGAAGGTAAACTCAGAGCATTACGTAACTTAAAGTTTTTAAAACATTTAACTGAAGATGAACTCAGAGCAAAATACATTAAGCAGCGATCTCCAGGAGAAGACAGCTCAACAATTAATAACACTTGATAAAATCTCTACTGAGCTAGAGAAGGGAATTCCACTCACTAAAATTTGTAAAGATAAAACCATGCCAAGTTTATCTACAGTTTACAAATGGATGCGTGAAGACGATAAGATTTATTTAACAGTAATGAAAGCAAGAAGGATTGGTGCATTCACTTTGCTTGATGAGATTAACGAAGAGTTAGCAAACCCCAAGAGTAATCAGGAGATGATGTATTGGCGAGAGAAGTTAACGCATGTGCGTTGGATGGTAAGTAAACTTATATCAGATATCTTTGGTGAGAAGTCTAAGCAAGAAATTAAACAGGATAACACAATCACAATACGTTGGGGTGGAGAGGTTAAGAAAACAATACAGGTTGATGCTGATAATGTGGAATAGTTGGTTAATGTATACGTTGACACACAGTCTTGCGCGCGCGTTATGGAGTTCATTTCCGATAACAATTAATTATCGGAACTGTATTATAGGTTGTATTGCCTGGATTTTGGCGAACAAACCAAGAACATTTGGGGGGGTATACCCAAGCAGGCAGGCGCGAAAATTATTTATATCTATATTGGGAATTTCACACACACAGCCACACACTCACCATGCCTAAAGACGAAGACGCATTAATTACAGCTTTGTTATTTGTAAATGAAGATAGCAATTCTTTAGTCATTCATTTTAATGGTTTTGAAGATAGCGATCACATGGATAAGTTTGCAAACAAGATTTTAAAAAAGATTGGAATTGATTATCATAAAATAGATGATATTTCTGACATGCCAAAGATACACTAATGATAGTTGATATACCTTACGATCCAAGACCCCAGCAAAAAGAACTGCACGAAAAGCTAAAAGAGTTCCGTTTTTCTGTACTTGCTTGTCATAGAAGGTTCGGCAAATCAGTAATGTTAATTAATCATTTACTTATTGAGGCACTGCTAAACCCAAAAAAGAATCCGAGATATGCCTACATCGCTCCAACATATCGCCAGGCGAAAAACATTGCTTGGGATTATTTAAAACAATATGCCGGTGTTATTCCTGGAGTTAGATTTCACGAAACAGAATTGAGATGCGATCTACCCAATGGCGCTAGAATAACCCTGCTATCTTCTGAAACACCTGATAGCATTAGGGGTATATTTTTAGATGGAGCTTGTTGCGATGAGATGGCGCAAATAGATCCAACACTTTGGAATGAAGTTCTTAGACCCTGTTTATCAGACAGAAAAGGATGGTGCGTATTTATTGGAACCCCTGCTGGAATGTCAAATCAGTTTTATGAATTATACCAGTATGCATTAACCCATGATGATTGGTTTGCTTATACAGCTCCAGCATCCAAAACAAACATAGTGGATGAAGCAGAATTAAAAGCTGCAAGAGAGCAGATGGGAGAAGAAAAATACCAACAAGAATTTGAATGCTCCTGGATAGCAAATATATCAGGATCTATTTTTGGATCTATTATAAAAGATTTAGAAGATAAAAAACAATTAACTAGAGTTCCTTACAATCCGGCATACCCAGTTAATACATCTTGGGATATTGGAGTTGGAGATTCTACAGCTATAATATTCTACCAACAAGTTGGAGCTGCAATTCATATAATAGATTACTACGAAAACAACAAAGAAGGTTTACCACACTACTGTGATATTATTAACAAGAAAGATTACTTTTATAAAACGCATTACGCACCGCATGATATAGAAGTTACTGAATTTTCTTCTGGAAAGACTAGAAGAGATGTTGCTTACCAACTAGGTATTAACTTTAAAATTTTGCCGAAACTGCCGCTGGAAGATGGAATACACTCAGCTAAAATGATCTTACCTAGATGCTGGATTGACATGGATAATTGTAAACATCTAGTTGATGCATTGAGACACTACCATAGAAAATATAACGAAAAGATGAAGATATTTCATAGCAAGCCAGTACATGCCTGGTCTTCTCATGCTGCAGATGCATTTAGATATTTAGCATTATCAGTCAATGAAGTGCTTACCAAAAGCACAGCTATGCCTAGAGCTACAGATTCTGAGTATAAGATCTTTTCTAAATAAGCTATTTACCAATGGCAAATAATATAATATGGATTTAACATGTTACAAAACTTAACAAAATTTTTAGGAGAATAGTTATGGGATTTTTAATGCCTAAAGCTCCAGCTCCTCCACCACCTCCGCCACCACCAGCTCCTCCGCCTGCTTATGATGACAAAGCGCGAGCAGAAGAAGTTGCTGCACAACAAGCTGAAATTAGACGTAAACGTAAAGGAAGAGCATCTACAATTTTAACTGGCGCTCAAGGATTAACAGAAGAAGAAACTTTGCAGAAAAAAACTTTATTAGGAGAATAATATGGGTGGAGTTATATCATCACCAATTAAATCAGTATTAAGCGCAGTTAGTGGAGCAAAACCATCTGCACCACAAGTTGATGCTCCAAAACCACAACCTATTTCATCACCAACAACTGCAGAAATTGATCAAGGAGAAACATCAAGATTATTAAAAGCAAAAAGAAGAGGAAGATCTATGACTATACTTACATCACCTTCTGGTGTAAGCGATCAGTCTACACTTTCTACTAAAACTTTATTAGGCGCATAACATGGCAATTAATCCAAAAGCAAAATTGGTATTGGATAGATACCAAAGTTTAAATACTCAACGTCAAACTTGGGAAGAACATTGGCAAGAAGTTGCGGATTATATGATGCCGCGAAAAGCAGACATTACAAAAAAAAGATCTAAGGGAGATAAAAGACACGAACTAATTTTTGATGGTACAGCAATTCATTCTTTAGAATTATTGTCAGCATCATTACATGGAATGTTAACTAATATTTCATCACCATTTTTTTATTTAAAATATAGAAACAATCAACTTGATAAAGACGATGAAGCAAAAGAATGGTTAGAATCTTGTACAGATATTATGTACAAAGTTTTTTCTTCATCTAATTTCCAACAAGAAATATTTGAACTATACCATGATTTAATTTCTTTTGGTACAGCTGCAATGCTTATTGAAGAAGACATTAAAGAGGATTTAAGATTTAGAACTATTTATATTGCAGAAATTTATATTACAGAAGATGAGCGCGGTATGGTAGATAGTATGCTTAGAAAATTTTATCTTCCTGCTAGAACTTTAATCTTAAAATTTGGTGAAGCAAACTTACCAAAAAATTTAAAAGATAAAGCAAAGTCATCACCACACGATGAAGTTCCTATATTGCATTTAGTAATGCCAAATGAAGAATTTGGAATTACAAAGGGTAATAAAGGTAAACCTTATTATTCAATTTATGTAGATCCAGATAGTGGAGCAATTTTAAAAGAAGGTGGTTACGAAGAATTTCCTTATGTAGTTCCACGTTACTTAAAAGCATCTAACGAAATTTATGGAAGATCACCTGCAATGAATGCTTTAGCAGATGTTAAGATGTTAAATACAATGTCTAAAACAACTATTAGAGCTGCACAAAAACAAATAGATCCTCCGTTACTTGTACCTGATGATGGTTTTCTTTTACCAATAAGAACCATACCTGGAGGATTAAATTACTACAGAGCTGGAACTAGAGATAAAATTGAACCAATGAATATTGGAGCTAACAATCCATTAGGTTTAAATATGGAAGAACAAAGACGTAAAGCAATTAGAGAGAATTTTTTCGTAGATCAGTTAATGACAAGCACTGGTCCACAAATGACAGCAACTGAAGTATTACAAAGAACAGAAGAAAAAATGAGATTGTTGGGTCCAGTTCTTGGAAGACTACAATCAGAATTATTACAACCATTAATTACTAGAGCTTTTAATATTCTATTGAGAAATAAAAAATTTCCACAAGCACCAGAATTTTTGGGAAATCAAGATATTGAAATAGAATACGTATCACCATTAGCTAAAGCTCAAAAGACTTCAGAGTTATCCTCAATTATGAGAGGTGTTGAAATATTTGGTTCTTTACAAAATATGGCACCTGTGTTTGATCACATAGATATAGATGGTTTAGTAAGATACATACAAGATATTTTAGGAATACCAGCTAAGGTTATGAAATCAGATGTTCAAGTACAACAAATTCGCTTGCAAAGGGAACAAATGCAGAAACAGCAAATGGAAATGCAACAACAAATGCAAGTTGCTGGAAAAGCTGCTCCTGCACTAAAAGCGATAAATGAACAGTAAAGATATAAAAAATTTAAATACAAGTTATAAGATTTGTTTTGGATCTGAGAATGGAGAAAAAGTTCTTGAGGATCTAGAGCGAAGATGTAATGCTAACGTAACTACTTTCGTTAAAGGAGATAGTTATGAGAGCGCATATTTAGAGGGACAAAGATCTGTCTATCTATTTATTAAATCAATGATAAACAAAAAAAATGGAGGAAATAATGAGTGATCAACAGGCAGTGGTAGAACAAGTGGTTCAACCATCTGGAAGTCCAGCGACTTCTCCAGTAAATAATAATGTTACAAGTGCAGTTGAACAAGCTGCAGCAGATTGGAAAACAAGTCTTACAGAAGATATTAGAGCAGATAAATCTTTAGCACCTATTAAAGATATTAATAGTTTAGCTAAAAGTTATATTCATGCACAAAAATTAGTTGGTGTAGAAAAAATACCACTACCTAATAAACATGCAACTGAAGAAGATTGGAATGTAGTTTATGATAAACTAGGAAGACCCAAATCTCCGGAAGAATATAAATATAATATATCTGAAGATACAAACATTGATGAAGGCGCTTTAAAAGTATTTTCTGCGCAAGCTCATAAACTAGGTTTATTACCGCAGCAAGCAGATGGTGTTGTTAAATTCTATAATGACATGATGTCTGAAAATTTAAAAAGTTTAGATGCTGCTGCTGAAACAGCTCGTGTTGAAAGCGAACAACAACTTCGTAAAGAATTTGGTAGAGCTTTTGATCAAAAAATAACTAAAGCATCACAATTAGCTAGAGAATATGTTGGAGAAGATGTTCTTAACATGAATTTAGAAAGTGGTGTTAAATTAGGTGATCATCCACAAGTTGTTAAAGCATTTGCTAAATTAGCTGAAATGGTAGGAGAAGATAGCTTTGTAGCGCAATCTGGTCCAAACTATTTAACTCCTAATGAAGTAGAGAATGAAATAGCTAAATTACAAGCTCCAGGATCTGCTTATTGGAATAAATCACATCCAAACCATGATAAAGCTGTTCAAGAAGTTTTCGCTTTACGTCAGCAGTTAACTGATGTATAGAGCAAATCACTAGGATAATCTTTTAGACCCTACTGGCATTTGGAAAAGACAAACATCTACGAAGATGTAAAACTCTAGAATAGATCCACGTTGTGGAAAATCCATTCGTTTATTTAAATTAAACTTAACCAATGGAGATGACAATATGTCAAATCAAATAACAACTGCTTTTGTACAGCAGTACAGTTCAAACGTACAAATGCTATCTCAACAAATGGGATCGTATTTAAGAAGCGCTGTGGATGTTGAAACAATCGTTGGCAAAAATGCTTTCTTTGATCAAGTAGGAAAAACTACTGCTGTTCTAAGAACATCGCGCCACTCGGACACACCCCAGATAGATACTCCACATAGTCGTAGACGAGTTAGTCTTGGAGACTATGAGTGGGCTGATCTAATAGACAATGCAGATAAAGTTAGAATGCTAATTGATCCAACTTCTTCTTATGCAAAAGCTGCGGCTGCTGCTATGGGAAGAGCGATGGATGATGTAGTAATCGCTGCTTTAGGTGGAACGAGTTTTACAGGAGAAACAGGCGGTACTTCCGTTGTTC